TATCCAAGAAGATTGGATACGCATTAGCTGAGAAGTATGACAGACTCATCTTCAGAGCAATCACAAGAGGAGCTAGAGCTGCTTCTCCAATTACAAAGTCTAACTTTGTAGAACCCGGTGGAACACAAATCAGAGTTGGAGCTACAACTAACGATTCTGATGCTTATCTTTCTGACAAACTTGTATCAGCATTTTATGATGCTGCTGCTGCGTTAGACGAGAAAGGCGTTAGTTCTCAGGGAAGATGTGCGGTTCTTAACCCACGTCAGTACTATGAACTTATCACTGCTGTAGGAACTAATGGGCTAATCAATAGAGATGCTCAAGGTACTGCATTACAGTCTGGTAATGGCATAATCGAAATCGCTGGTATCAAGATCTACAAGTCAATGAACATTCCGTTCCTTGGTAAGTATGGTACAGCTTTCGGTGGTACTACAGGTGTAACTTCTCCTTCCAACATGGGATCACACATTGGTCCAGCATTGGAGAACGCATCAGGTGCTTCAACAGGAATCAACAATGACTATGGTACTTCTGCTGAAGTAGCAGCTAAGTCATGTGGTTTGATCTTCCAGAAAGAAGCTGCTGGTGTTGTAGAAGCTATTGGACCACAGGTTCAAGTAACTTCAGGCGACGTTTCAGTTGTCTATCAAGGTGATGTAATCCTTGGAAGAATGGCTATGGGAGCAGATTACTTAAATCCTGCAGCCGCAGTAGAACTTTATGTTGGTGCTTCAGCTCCTTCAGCGTTCTAAATTTATACATTTTATACGGGACCTTCGGGTCCCTTTTTTTTATGACTACTCAAGCAACCGATACCGAACTATCCGCAGTTAACTCAATCTTGGGTAGCATTGGTCAATCACCTATTACTACTCTTGGATCAATCACCACAGATGTGACTAACTCAGGAACAGAAATAGTTAATACTTACGCTAATCCTCAAGTGGGATTAATTTATAACATACTTATCGAGACAAATAAAAATGTTCAGAATGAAGGCTGGCATTTTAATAAAGAAGATAAAAAAAAAATACCTCCTGACGATAGTGGACATTTTGTTATACCTACTAATTATTTAAGAATGGATATTCATAATGGACAATACGATAAGACTAGAGATGTAGTTAGAAGAGATGGAAAGCTATTTGACAACGTTCACCACACTAATGTGTTCACAGATTCATTAGAGTTTGACATTACTTATCTTATTGCTTTTAACGAAGTACCTCCTGCAATTCAAAGATATATTATTTCAAGAGCTGCTGTAAAAGCTGCAACACAGCTAGTTAGTAATCCTGATTTAGTACAACTCTTACGTGTAGAAGAAGCTCAAAATAGATCTGCTGCATTGGAGTATGAATGTGAACAAGGAGATCATACCTTCTTTGGATTTCCTCATGATAGTAACTATAGATCTTATCAACCTTACCGAGCACTTATTAGATAATGGCAAACATTACACAAACTATTCCAGCGTTGACGGCTGGCATTTCACAACAGCCTGACGAACAAAAGATTCCCGGTCAGGTAAGGAATATGGTTAACGCTTTACCTGACGTAACCCATGGATTACTAAAGAGACCAGCAGGAAAGTTTGTGGCGTCTTTAAGTGATGGTACAAATAATGCTACTGCTGACGGTAAATGGTTTCACTATTACCGTGATGAGACAGAACAATACATAGGACAGATAGCACGTAATGGTGTGGTTAAAATATGGAATTGTTTAACTGGTGCAGAGAAAACTGTTGTAGATGGAATAGGAAATAACACATATTTAACTCACACTGGTGATGAAGATCTTCAGACATTAACTCTTAATGACTTTACTTACATCAATAACAGATTTATCACAACTGCGATGGATACGGTTATTGAACCTGTAGGAGATTTTGCTAAAGAAGTTTTTGTTGAACTAAAGTCTATTTCTTATGCAAAGCAATACTCATTAAATCTTTTTGATACTACAACTACTCAGGCAGTAAGTACAGCTACAAGAATAGAAGTAGCACTTATTAAATCTTCAAATAATTATTGTGATAGCAGTGGTTACTTGACTGAACATAATACAAGAATAACTAATACTACTAGATGTAGTTCAAGTGCTGGAGATGGAAGAGATGCTTTTGCACCTAATGTTGGTACAAGAATATTTAATATTGACTCAGGAACACAATTAAATGATTTTGATGCAACTGGAGGTGCTAAAGCTGATGGATCTGGTACAACAGATAACTATACATATACTGTTCAAGTTTATAATTCCAATGGCACGATAGGTCAATCTGGTAGAAAGAACTTATATTTTCGTTTAGCAACTACTGGTCAATCCGTTCCTTTTACCACTGGACAAGGTACAACTCAAACTACAACTTATCAGGCTAGATACACAACAACACATGACTTATTACATGGTGGCGAAGGTTGGCAAGTAGGCGATTATTTTTATGTTTTCATGAAAGATGCTTATTATCAAATAACTATCAAGACTACAAGTATTTCAAACGTTCAAGCAAATCTCAGTTTAGTAAGACCACAACCTACATCATTTGATACAAAGACAACTGTTACTGCTGAAAGTATTCTTGGTGATATAAGAAAAGGTATAACAGGAAGTGCTACAGCAGATTCTGGTAATGGGTTTACTGTTACACAGATTGGTAGTGGTTTACATATAAAACGTAGTGCTATATTCAACGCTTCTACGCCTGTAGGAGAGCTTTTAAATGTAGTGGCTGGAAAGGTTAACGACATAGGAGACTTACCCTCTCAGTGCAAGCACGGCATGGTTGTAGAGGTTGTTAATAGTGTCGCTGATGAAGATAATCATTTTGTTAAATTCTTTGGTAATAATGACAAAGATGGTGAGGGTACATGGGAAGAATGTGCAAAACCGGGAAGAACTGTAAGACTAAAAAGATCAACTATGCCAATTCTTTTAATAAGAACTGCTGATGGTAATTTTAGACTGACTGAATTAGATGGTAGTTCTTATACTATTAGCGGAATAACTTACTCTGCACCTCAGTGGGACGATGCAATAGTAGGTGATGATGTAACTAACCCTGAACCTAGTTTTATAGGAACAACTATTAATAGACTTTTATTTTTTAGAAATAGATTTGCAATACTTGCTGATGAAAACATAGTGTTATCTCGTCCCGGAGACTTTACAAACTTCTTTAATAAATCAGCTATTCAATTTGTAGCAAGTGATCCAGTAGATATCTCAGCAAGTTCAGGATACCCAGCAATTTTATATGACGGGGTTCAAACTAATACTGGATTAGTTTTGTTTTCTAGTAATCAACAGTTTATGTTGACTACAGATAGTGATGTCTTCAGTCCTACAACAGCGAAGATTAATACTCTTTCTACCTACAACTTTAACTTTGCTACTAATCCTATTTCTTTAGGAACTACTATAGGTTTCCTAGATAATGCTGGTAAGTTTTCTCGATTCTTTGAAATGGTTCAAGTACAACGAGAAGGTGAACCTACTCTTATAGAACAGAGTGCAGTTGTTTCTAAGTTGTTTGAAAAAGATCTAAAACTTATATCTAACTCAAGAGAGAACTCAGTTATTTTCTTTAGTGAAGAAGGAACATCAACTCTCTACGGTTATAGATATTTTGACCAAGTTACAGAAAGAAAGTTAGCTTCATGGTTCAAGTGGACAGTTACTGGAACTATTGAATACCATTGCATGCAAGATGATTATTTGTTTGTGGTTGTTAAAAACAACGGTAAATATCAACTTCTTAAATATGCAATAAAAATAGATACCAATACTGCAACAGTTGCAGAATACAGAGTTCATCTAGATCATTTAATGTCAGTAACTACTGCTTCTAATACTTACAATGCAACTACTAATAAGACTACATTTCCTAAACCAACTGGATTAGAAAGCACAAGTCAAGTTGCTGCTTATGATGTTGATGCAGGAGATCAGATTGGTAGGTACTCACTTGTAACTATCAACGGAAGTAATTTAGAAATAGCTGGTAACTGGTCTAGTCAAACATTCTTAATTGGACATCTATATACCATGGAAGTTGAACTTCCTACTATCTATGCTGTAGAAAAAGTAGGAGAAAAATATAGAGCAGATACCAGAGCTAACACTATTCTTCATAGAGTTAAATTTGGATTTGGTCCAGTAGGTGTTTTCAAAACAGTACTAAAAAGATTAGGAAGAATGGACTATGAAGAAACTTTTGAGATAACAGCAGCAGATCAATACTTAGCTAATACAGCAGGAGTTGTTAACGATGAAGTATTAAGAACAGTTCCTATCTACGACAGAAATATAAACACAATAATAACTCTTAAATCTACACACCCAGCTCCAGCCACTGTTCACCATATGACTTGGGAAGGAGTTTATACAACCAATAATTATTCGCGTGTCTAAATACATTCACCCATCAACCGTGGAAGCTGCACTTCGTGTGGCTTCTAATTTATTACCCGATGATTATCGGGAGGTAACTGAAGGTCATGGACATGACCCTTTAAATGCACTAGTCGTAGGATTACATAACTGTGACTCAGTGTATTTTGAAGTGCCAAATGGCGATATAGCAGGCATGGCAGGAGTCCACAATAATGGACAAATCTGGATGCTTTGTACCCCAGCTATTATCGAATATCCACATACGTTTGCTAGAGAAGCAAGACGTTATGTGAAGTCAAGAAAAGAAAAGTTACTGTGGAACATTGTTGACGAAAGAAACAAAGTCCATATTAAGTTACTTAGGTTTTTAGGTTTTAAATTTCTTAGGAGATTTACCTACGGACCAAACAATTTATCCTTTATAGAATTTTGCCGTGTGCAGTCCAGCAGCAATAGGTCCAGCGTTCTCAGCGATAGGGAGTGCTCAAGCAGCGTCAGCAAGTAATGCAGCCGCTAAAAGAAATTATGAGCATCAACTTAAAGTCAGAGAACGTAAGTGGATGCAAACACGAACTACTTATGCAACTAAGAAAGTTCAGTTCGAGCAAGAAGTTGACCAAGCAAATATTGCAGCTCAACGAGCTTACTCAAGAACACAAAGACAATTAAATAATGCAAAGTCTCTAGCAATTCTTCAGAATCAGGAAGACTTTAAAAAAATGCTACAGAACGAAGGAGCGATAGAAGTATCTGCTGCTGAACGTGGTGTTAGAGGTAGAGCAGTTGCTAGACAATTAGTTATGAACAAATCAAACTTTGGTATTAGTCAAGCACTAAGATCTAGAGGATTAGCTCAAGCTGGTTATCAAGCTAAAGATGTTATGGGTGATGTTAATAGACAACTAAAAGGACAGCTAAATAGATCCTTTGGAAAGGTAGCTATTCAACCAGTCCAAGACTTAGCACCTCCAGCTCCAGTAATGCAGAACGTAGGAATGACATTCATGCTTGGCATGGGTCAGGCGTTAGGTGCTGGCTTAGAAGGTATGGGTAATACAGGTGATGGATTAAAAACACCGCAAACTCCTCCTGCTGGTACTGGAACGTCAATGGGACAGAACTATGGTTATGTTACAGACCCTACATTTGGTCATCAAATTAGAACATTTCAAGGGTATTATTAATGATTCCTAATTATCAAATAACTGGGCAGTCAGTAACTCCTCAAGAGATCCTTGATATTGTCCCAGAACAAGAACGATCTGATGCACAGATACAAGCGTCAGAAG